GCAATCACCTCATCAGTCCAAGTTGCGTTTGCGATTGCGACAACTTTGTCGGGCTGCCCCGTCAGGTCATCGCCGGGGCAGAGGCAATAGCGGCTGAAATTTGCCGCTACCTCGTTGCCGTCTTTAATGATTTGATGACGTTGGCGAACTTGAAGTGTGCCAGTAGCCAACACTTCGATTTTGTCGCAAATGGTGATTTCTTCTAATGCCATAATTGTATTTGTGTTTTGGTCCGTCCCAGCATCCAGCCGGGGTAAATTGGTTATGCGGCAAAGTAGGTTAGGCCGATGTAGATAATTTCATCGCCGCTAAAATCTGCGGCGGTAGCAACCGAACTTGCTGCGGTGTTTTTGTAGATTCGGAAATACGTTTGCCCTTCGAGCGCCAGTATGGAGTAATCACCAGAGTTACCAGCAGCGTTGTAGATGAAGCAAGACCCTGAGGCGTTGGCACTGCCTTTGTATTCGTTTGCGACCTCAAACGGAAGCGGCACAGTTATGTAGTTACCAACCGGGCTTGAAACACTGCTGAGAACCATTACACCAGTAATGCTAACTTTGCGCCCCACTTTGGTGTAGCTCAGGTTATCGTTGCCAGTGTCCACAGTCATTGTCCCACTCGCTGCCGGAGTTGCGGTGACAACTAGGCGTCCTTCTTCGTAGTCATCAAGTAAGCCAGATTCGACGGTTGGAGTATTTACACCCGTAGTCGTTGACCCGAAATCTATTCCCACCCCAGCCGCGTAGGCCACCAGATTTCCAGAGTTATTAATCTGCCACTGCGTGGTTGCGGCGGTTCCGAAATTGAGCAAGTTGGAACCTTGATTGTAACCTATGTAACCCCGATAGAGCGCGTCACCGGACGTGCCATCTGCGAAATAAATGCTCCCAGAATTGCCGCTTCCGCTGACAATCGTCATGCCCCGATGGCCTGATGTGTCACCTACAACTAGGTCGTCGGCAGATGGGTGGTAGCTACTCGGAGAGTTGTTCCCGATGCCGACGTTGCCGTCTTCTTGAACCACAAAATTTGTGCTGCTCCCATCAGTGACAGTCAGTGCCTGAGTGGTAGCCGTGCCTGTGGTGGACTCGACCTCAAGCTTAGCGGCTGACACTCCGTCTGCGTCTTGAAACGCCATTGTTCCAAGCATGGAGTTCAAACTGACCTCGTTACCTGCACTCCCAACGTCAGGTATCTCCATGTTGAGCTTGGAGGTGTCCAGGCTGGCGACATCACTCAGGTTGTTGCTCTCCTCTAGGTAGGTGCCCGATACGCCAGAGCTGACCTCATTGATGAGATCGGCCTTGGCCATTTTTCTGGTGCCTGCTGTGCTGCCATCAACCGCGATAAAGTCATCGCTATTGAGAGTGGTTGCGGCAGTTGAAATGTCTTTAATGCGTGTGTTGGCCATGGTCGTTAATTATCTGAATAGTCTGCTATCACCAGGAACTCGTTCGCCTCAGTAATAAAGTTGTCTCCATCATCAAAGGTCAGGAAATACTCATTGACGATGACGTCACTGTTAGTCGTTGGGCTAAACCCGAACCCAGTTCCTAGACCCGCATTGTTCATGCGTCGTATGCCGTAATAGCTCCAGTGCTGACCACAATCTGGGTCGCTGAACAGCAACGCCAGGTGCTACCTGCCTGGAGAGATATGTTGGTCAGTGTGCCAGTCAGATTAGGGCTGGTGACACTGGACAAGATGGTTGAGGTGTGAGCGAAGATGTAACTGAAGCTTCCGTTCAGTGTCCCTGCCCCGTTCTGGTAGGTCCCAGTGCTGGAGCCAAAGTGACCATCGTCACCCACTCTGACAGTGCGATATTTGTCGTTGTTATCTACTCCGGTAATTAGTGCTGGCATAGTGTGAGTGGGTGTCAGTCACCCAGGTTAAAAAAATTAGTAGGTCATTACTTCCAGCCGGGTTGTTTGGCCCTGCTGGGTGTGAAGTTTCAGAAGTTCATGGTCCAGGGCTCCTCTTGCGTCTGACTCGGCTACCCTGGCCCTGTCGAGTTCTCCGTTGTGTCGCAGATAGTCTGCGTAGGCTCCCCTGATCAGGTAGTCAGAGAAGATGTTTGGAACGCTTACCAGTGACCAGTAGCTGCCCTGGGTGTATGGGCTGTAATCAGCCCCAGAAGGGACGTCCTGGGTGGCGATGTAAAAGTTGCCGTGAGTGTTGTCGTATACGTGATCTCCGATCAGGTAGGACTTGCTCTGGCTGTAAAGCTCTCCAGCAAACTCTGGAGCTAACTTTCGGAACAACACATAGACCTGAGTGTAGTTGGCCGAAATCTGAACACCATTCTCAGAGAGATAGAACGCCAGGCTCTGGACGTCTGTGTTGGCCTTGGGCGACTTGTTCCAGACCGTGAATACTTCTGACATCTCGGTCTGGCCCGGTTGATCAAGGGCTATGTAGTTTCCCTCGTCCCCTCCACTCTGGGTAACAGTGCGTTGTTCAGTGGCGCAGGTTTCTGGCCACTTGGCAGCTTCCCATCCGAACCGAATACGACGACTAATCAGGTCCCTGATAAGACGCCACTCGGTTGTGGCGAGGGTGTCGTGATCGATACCCGCCAGGTTGCAGACCTGTTTCAGGACAGTTCTATAGTTGAGTGGCTTATGAGCCATACCCCACCTGAATCTTGCCAGTGCCCTGTGACTTCACTCGAAGTTCAGGGTTGTTCTTGGCCATGTATTTTCGGAAATCAGGGTCCTTCCAGATTTCCTTGCCTTCTCGGCGGGTCCACTCGTTGTAGACCTTGGAGTCAATCTCCATGGTGGCTCGGCCAAGGCCTTCGACAGATCGTTTACCGCCTCTGTTTTGCTTGGCGATTTCGGCCTGCCGTTTGATCGCCTCTGCATGACGTTGGTCGTAGGAGTCGATGTGGCGGTTGGCGAGCTTCTCTCGAACTTGGTCTGTGATGTCTGCCATAAATTTGGTCACCCCGTAGGGAGAGAGGGTTTCCCCTCTCCCCCAGGAGGTGTGTGTTGCGTGACCAGGTGACCCACACCTGGAATTGTTCTAGAGTTGTTGCAACAACTCTTAGAGAGCAGGGCTGAATTGCCCCAACCCGATTGGGTTGCGAACCTGGAGGGCTGCGCGAGCTTCGATCAGGAAGCGATCACCAGCACCTCGGTCCTCGAATTTCTCGACCGTTGGTTGCTTCTGCATACGCAGGTCGATCTTGTCCATGTCGAGCAGGTAGCCACGGCCAGCTTCCTGAGAGGAGCCAACTGCTGCGTCCTGGAACCCGATGAAGTTGTCAGCGATGACCTCGATGGTTCCGAAGTCGCCCTCGAAGATCGTGGTGGAGTTCGTGACCTTCTTGCTATCACCGTCGATGTTGAAATTGCGAGCGGTGTAGCCAGCAGTTGCAATCGTGCGGGTGAAGTCAGTGAAGGCACGGCGCAGGGTTGCGTCGCAGAACAGCTTGTAGTCGCCCATCATGCCAGTGGCGCTCCAGATGGTCTGGAGAAGAGCCTGGATGTCAGACTCAGTGATGGAAGCGGTTGCAGTTCCGATGATCTGACCAGCGGCAGGACGGAAGGCGGCAGGCACTGCAAGCAGAGACTGTCCACCAACAGAACCAGCACCAGCGGTGGTCAGGTTTGCGGTGTCACGTATCCAGACGCCCAGACCACGGGTCAAGTAAGCGTTGGAACCGTTGTCAACCTGGTGTTCTTGATCGCTCAAGCAGGTAGCCTCGATGTCGCGAATCAGCTCAACGCCTTTGACGGAGATGCTGTTTGCGATTTCATCACTCACACCAGCAACAACCGAAACGTCCTGGGCCAGGCGGGAGACCTGAGCAGCACGACGGAAGGTCTGGAGGTAGGTGGAGATGATGGCACGGTTAGCGGCAGCGTTCTGGTAGTCAGAAGAGCTGAGATCGCTTCCGTCAACGGTTCCACCAAGGGCGGCCCCACTATACGTATCGACAGGCCACTCAAGGAAAGTTGCCTGTGGTGTGGTCCCCTTGTTGACAAGGGACATGAATGGGGTGGCTTTCTCGTCCACCCGTGTTAACAAATCAAGCAGGTCCTCGCGTTTTGCGACCTGATCTTTTTCCAATAGCATTGCCATAATTTTTAGCCTTTCAAGAATGCCGCAGTGATGAAGTCTCTGAGACCGTCCTTGGAACCGGTTTGCATCACACGTTTCTTGGCTCTGGCAATTGAGTCTTCGCTTGAAGAGACACTCTTCTGAGCTGAAGGCCTTCCTGGTTGGGGCGTTGGGTCAGGTGTTCTTGTCGGTGCTTTTGCCTGATTGGCCTGCTCTTGCTCCAAGTAAAAGCCCACTAGGGCTCGCGCAAGATAGAGGTCCACATCGGGCAGGTGCTTAATTGCAGGGTTCGCCTGCTTTACCTGATCAACCCAAGCCCTTGCAGGGTTTTTGGGGTCCTTCAACCATGGGTATTTCTCGGCTGCGAACTCAAATGATCGGTGTTCTGCGAGTATCTGTTTCCGTCGCTTAGGTATGTCGCTCTCCCTGGAGAACTCAGCGTTTAGACTGAGGTCTTCTAGCCAGGCTTCGACATCGTCGGGCAGGTCTTGCCCAGTGCGATTGCGAATCTCGTTTTCTACCGAATCTGGGTCTCGCCTGTAGCGACTGAGGGCACGTTTCGCCCACCTTTCCGCTTCCATGGCTTCGTCCTCAAGCCTCTCCAGTGCCTCAATTGTTGAGGCGTCCTGAATAAGGTCTGAAATGCCAGATTGTGACTTTTCCTCTGGTTGTCGCGATTGTTTCTGTAGCTCAAACTGTTTCTCACGCAGCTCTTCGATCTCTCGTTGGAGTTCGTTCTTCTGCCATGTCAGTTTGTCCACTCGCTTACGCCAGGAGTAGTCACTGTTCGTGTTGCTCTCTGGTTCCCCTTCGCCCTCGTCAGACTGCGGCGTTGAGTCTGCTTCAGGTTCAGGGACAGGAGGTGTTTCCGTTGTCTTTTCGGAGGCAGGTTCTGGAGCAGGGCCAAGGCTTCCCTTGATCGCTTCTCTGACTGCGTCCATTGCACCAGCATTAGGTAGGGCTTCCTCCGCAGCCTGGTGTGCTGCGGTCATCACTGTTTCTTCAGACATGCTGTTTGGAACGGGTCGCAAGTAACCCTTCACATGGGTCTTTAGGTGCCCAAGGGACCTGGGTGTCAGTCACCCAAGGCGAAAAGTAGAAGTTTCAGTTTTCGCGTCAAGGGGTAGGGTCAGATTCTTTCTCTCCCAGGGCGTCCTGGAACAGGTTCTCAAAGCCGAAATACATGTCCTGAATCATTGCCAGGCGGCCTGCTTGATAGTGCCTCTGAGAGTCGTTCAGGTCTGTTGCAGCCACACTGAAGGCTTCGCCCTTCATGGCTTCGTTGAGAATGTAGAGCAAACCCTGCCTGACAGGGTGTTCTTCAGGCATTGTGAATGCCTGTAATAGTTCATCGGGGTAGCCCCCGAACCTGTAATCATCCATTGGGGTTGACTCCTATTCTGCCAATTTGTTTGTTCTGCTGCTGCATCATGGACATGTTCAGGTTCTGAGAAAACGCCTGGACCAGTTGTTGGAACTGTTCATCACCCTGGAGCAGTTGTTGGTATTTGGGGTTGGAGGCAATGATTTGCTGCATGAACTGTAACTTGATGCCTGCACTTGGGTCGTTCTCGACAAAGCTAGGTTGGTTACCCAGGGCCATCAGTGCTACCTGGTTGTTGACGTCGTCAAACATCTTCTTGGTAGCTTCAGCCTCTTCTGTGACCAGTTCTGTGGCCAATGTTGGGTCGATGACTTGCAGCTTCTTACGAATGAGTTTGGTCCTGTCAACGATGCCCATGGTGTCTTCTGGTAAGACAAACTGTGAGATAGCCTGGAGCTTCTTTTGAACAAACTCGTTGTCCAATTCGCGAATGTCGAAGTGCAGTGAGAAGTTGTATTTGTTAGGGTCCCTGGGAATACCCATGTTGGTCCCTGTGACCTGGGCAAAGCGTTCGTCAGAATCAAACTTCTGAGTGAGTTCCCACATTCTGCCTACTACAGATGACATGTGACGTAGCCATCGATGCACGTATGCCTGTTGGTTGAGCTGGGTTTCTACAGGTGGAATGACTGCGTTAGGCCTGCCGAAATACCGATCTGTCCGAACGGTAATATCGTTGATGAGCTGGAAGGCCAGCTCAGAACCTCGACGAGGAGGTTCCATCCAGGAGATGTCGTTTGGTCTTTGCTCGGCTACCTGAACACCAGGGCCCACTTTGATTCTCTGGCCATACCTCAAGGGCACCTTGAGTGGAGGAAGTATCTCGAAGCTTGATCTGTCCGTAAGACTGTCAGACTGAACTTTGATCTCGTTCTGCCAGGTCTTAACAATCTCAGAAACACCTCGGCTCTCGATAGGTGACCTACGTGTCTTCTCCCTGGTGAAACATTCAAACGGGTAGGTGTCCCCTGCTTCAGTCACCAGTTTGTGTTCACCAAAGAGTTCATCGCCCTTGGTGTTCTTTTCTAGGTAAGGCGAGAAGATGGTGAGGTAGATGCCGGGCATGCCACTGTCGGTGGTTCGCCTTGAGTAAGCATGAATGATCTCGACCAGGTTGGACTTATCGTCCATGTGGTCGCTAGTGCCAACCACCGGGGAAAGACCGTATTCGTAGCTTGAAGCATTGGTGCCAGCAGTCTTCTTAACCTCTTCGCAGAACTTCTTGTCCCACTCCCCTGATGCTGCCTTCTCTTCAATCTCGGCAACTGTGTAGAAGTCTCTTCTGAAAATTGCCCTGGCACGTTGCCAATCGGTTGTTTCGGGCGGGAACAAGACCTCGTAGTAGGGACGAAGGGCAACAATACTTGGTTGGTTCCGAGTCATCTCAGGAACCTCAAACACTGTCTTGCCAGTCTCAACAATCTCCCTGATGTGTTTCAGGGCTTTGGTCCTGGTTAACCCTTTGTTGCCTGCGACCAGGAGGTCAGCCAGGTATTCTTGTTCGTTTTGCAGGGCAGCGGTTAGAGCGTCAATACTAGGCGGGTTGTCGGCCCCTAGATAGCCGGTGAGTGTTTGGAGGTTAATCTCGCGGGGCACCTGGGCGTAGCAACGCTCCCAGGTTACATGAAGGACGCTCCAACCATATTGCGCTGCATATTCAGAGTGCAGTTCCAGTTCTTCCTCAAAGTCTGGCTGCATCAAAGTCTTTAGCATCCACCTCAGATACAGGCCTACTGCACCAGATGTCTTGACGTCGCTGCTTTCAATGCCATCGACGTTCAGGGCAGCCCTAGCGATGCTGGAGGTGCTCAAGTTGACCATGAAGTTGCACACTTCATCGGCCAGTCTGATTCGAGTGTCACTGGCACCTTCCCACGGGAATGGCTGTTGGCCAATGTCCGAGGCATGTTTTTTGCCATCAGAACTCTGACCGTTCCAGAAGGCAAACCGAGTGTTGTCAGCGTCCTTGACCCTGTTGGTCATTCGCCTGTCGGTGTGAGCCCTACGGAAGTCTCTCCGTAATTCAGAAATGTTAGGTTCCGTTGTCGAAACCAGTTTGTCTAGGGTGTGCATCAATAGCTGCCGGGTTGTGTGCTGTATTCTTGGTTCCTGGGGACGTAGATGGGGTCCATGAGTATGCCGTATCTGAGACAGTCAACAGGGTCCTTGCTGGCCCCCTTGTCTCCGTCGGCATTGGTCCAGGTTCTCAGAGAGTAGATTAGATTTTTACACACCTCCGACACGTAGAGTTTCGGCTCGTTCAGAACCGACACTTCCTCGCTCAAGTTATAGGAAAACAAATTGTTGACAAGGGCACAGCTCTCGTCGATGTGCGTCATTGGGGCAGCCGTGAAAAGTAAGCCGTCCTTGGTAACTTCACCCCCTGCCCCTCTGTCAGGTTGAGCCAGGAGATCAATCAAGCTCTGGTTGTGTTCTCTCTGGCTGAGAACAGCAGTTCTTCCTGCCCTGGGGTCAATGAACCTCTCCTGGATGCCACCGTCTGTTCTCTCTAGTTCCCTGATCAGGGTCTTATACTGCTGCAAGTTCCTACCACAGTCTGCGGTCTGTGCCGGGCCCTTCTTACCGTCCATCTTCGCAGATGGTAGAGCCCACTCGCCATGGTTATCAAAGTCAGGCCACTCACGATAAACAAACACGCGACCAAGG